GTATAACCGCCTCGGCTTGGCCACCCTCGGCAATGCCGGCCAGTGTTGGCCTAGTAACAAGGCCACCCTCGGCAAGCATAGGTATTTTAGGCATGCTAAAGCCCTTGCCGCCAATGCCTGGTACCCAGCTAGGCGCATTAAAACTAAGCTTACCAATACTGTTGTTCCACAAGCTGGCAATAGCGTTAAACGCTGCCTTAAATGGGCCAGATATTATACCGACAACTCTACCTACCGTACTGCCTATGCCGTTAATTACGGTACCAAAGAACCCTGCTACACCGCCCCATATACTGCGCACAATGTTTACGGCTGTACTAAACACACTGCTAACCACCCCAATAATAGTCCTAATTATGGCAATCCATATATTTACGTAGGTGCGTATAATCGTCGCAATAAAGCTAAAGACAGCCATAACCGGTTCCCTGATCGCCTCCCAAATAGCCTTTATTACGTTAAAGAATACCGTAAATATAGCCTTAATGATGTTTAGGTACAGCACGATTATGCCCACAATGGCTACAAATACTACCTGTACAATGAACTTTATTACCTCAAAGATAGGCCTCACTATCGTTAGCAGCGCATTAAAGGCCACTGCTGCTGCGTTTTTAATTTGATCCCAATAAGTAACCACCAGTGCCACAAACGCGCCTATAGGCCCTAGCAATAGCGTTATAAGCAGCTTCCAGTTGTCTTGTATCCACTGCCAAGCAGCACTAAATATGCCCTTAACGGCGTTCCAAAAAGCCATAAACCAGCCTTTTAGTGTGTCCCAATTTTTAATAATTATAAATGCCAGCGCGGCAATAGCTAGTATTGCCAATCCCCAAGGGCTCCACAATGCACTAGCGCTTAACAGCCTAACCACTTTTATTACGGCACCAAGGCCCTGGGCCATTTTGCCAATTATTATTAGTGCCGGCCCTATGGCCGCCACAACTGCACCGATCATAACCACGGTTTTTTGGCCAGCAGGGCTTAGCTTGCCAAACCACTCTGTAAGCCGTCCTATATAGGCAGTTAGTTGTTGTATGTACGGCGCCAGTTGATCGCCAACGCGCCTGGCCATTTGCGAGGCTTGCTCGGCGGCCTGCTGCATCTTAAAGCCAGTTTGGTTTACGCCCTCGCTAACCTCCTTAAAGGCTGCATCGGTGGCACCAGCAGCACCGCCCATAGCTTTTATCTTCTCGGCGTAAGTATCGGCTTGTCCACCGGTTGCGGCCAGTGCCAATGTTTGGCCCTCAATACTACCAATAAAGTCTTGCAGCGGCGCGCCAGTCTTTTTGGCCTCATCTGTAAGCAGCTGTATGGTTTTTTGCAAACCAAACTGCTTTACCATAGCCGCGCCACTCTCAACCCCAAGTTTCTTAAATAGTTTTTGCACACCATCTGTAGGCGCCATAAGTGCCTGTAATACACCGCGTAATTGTGTGCTAACCTCGGCGGCCCCACCGGTTACGCCGGTAAAGGTAGCCATAGTACCAAATAACTCCTCTTGGGTTACGTTTAGGGCGGCAGCTAGCGGCGTTACGCGGCCAATGCTGGCGGCCAACTCGGGGAACGTTGTTTGACCCAACCGCACAGTAAGCAGGGCAAGGTCGCTGGCTTTTTGTACAGCCGTAGCGGTAGTGTCGCCGTAGCCCTTGGTAACAGCGCTAGTTAGGTTAATAGCATCGGTGGTTTCGGCCAAACCACTGGCGGCGCTTTTGGCGTTGATCTCAAGTATTTTTGCAGTGTCAGCCGTATCGCCAAAGGCACTAAGTACCTGGTATAAACCGTTGGCTAGATCGCCACTGCTTTTACCGGTAGCAATAGCCGCCTGCTCAACGCTGGCCTTAAGCTCGTTTACCCTGGCAGTGTTACCAGGTATAAGGGTAGCTACGTTGGCCATGGCCCCGTTAAAATCGTTGCCCAGCTTAATAGCTGCAAGGCCGGCGCCAACAATAGGCAGGGTAAGTTTGGTAGTTAAGCCTTTGCCAATATCGTTAGCCCGCTTGCCGGCGTTGGTAAGCTTATCGCCCATGTCACTAAACGAGCTGCCTACGCCAGCAGTAACTTTGCTAGCCTGGTCAACAGCTTTAATAATAATGTTTAGTACGGCGTCGTCCATTACCTGCGCCCCCTAGCTTTAGCCTCGGCCATTTTACTTTTGGCCTCCTGCTTATCTAACTCTGCCCGTAGCTTTTGATCGTCAAGCCCATTCATAAGCTCTAGTATATCAATAAACCACTTAGGCTGGCTACGGTATTGCTGCCAAGTCCAACGCATGCGCCGGCAAATCATAATATCACTAATGCGTTTATCAACAACTGCCTTGCCGTTTTTGCTGTGTATTAACTTGTGGTACTGCTGGGCTAACTTTTTTTTTGAGCCTCATCTAAGCCGCCAATGTTTTTGGTAAGCTTGCGTACGTAGTCCAAAACAGCGTGGAAGTCCTCCGAGCGCATACCGTAAATAGTCTTAACCGCATCCTGCTCGTTATCATTTACGCTTATAACAAAGCGCTCAAGCAGCAAGCGGTCGTACTTGTTTTGCACAGTAGCATCAATTTTACTAACCCGCTTTTGTATCTCGTTGCCGGCTGCGTCCTTTTCGCCGGTGCTCTCAACAGTAGTAGTGTTAGCACCCATAAGCACGTCCATAATGGCTTCCTCATCGGCGCCGGTTGTATAGTTGCGTACCTTAACAGCCGCCTTGCCTTTTGGCGTGTTTATAACTTTGTAATCTTGGTCTTGGTCTGCCATGGTGGTGGTTGCCTTTCGTTAGTTAGTTACTAGCCTAGTGTAGCACCGCTAAGGGTGGTTACGCCCATACCAGCCGCATCGCTACTATCGTAGTTACCGCTGTTCTCAATCTCGCTATACAGTATTTCCTCGGCGTTAGGGTTAGGTCGTGGGTTGCCTTGGGTAAGGTTGTTAAACGTGATCCTAAGCTCATAAGTAGTGCTACCGCTGTAGCTAAAGTGCCTAACAACACACGCCTTTTTGTCCATACTGCTATAAAGCTGCATATCTACCGGCGTATCAAAGTATTTTTTAGCCGTAAACTCAAAGTTGCCTTGCATGCGCGGCAAGCTGGCGGGGTCAAAACTACCACTGCGCTTACTGCCGGCGTCGTCCTCAAACGGGTGCATTAAGCTAACTTTAGTGTCCTGCTCAAGCGGTGTGTGTGTAGCGCTTAGGGCTGCGGCCGCAGTAGCGCCGTACCTAAACTCGGTGTTGGCCCAGGTAAACGTAGGCAGTGTGCTAAAGCTTGGGCTAGTAGCTGGCCGTAAAGTTACAAAGTCGCCATCAGCACCAGCGCTAACGTCCTCGCTAACTGTAATGTCTGTGCCGTTCTCAATCGTATCTACAACAGCGTTAATGTAGGTGCCAAGGCTGGCGTCGTAAAGCTGTATAAGGTCACCAACAACTAAGCCATCGGTTGGGCTGCGATCGTACTCTTGCTTAAAGGTAATTGTGTACGGGCCTGTGCCTGTAATGGCCGATACCTCGCGGCCGTCCCATACCTTAAGGCAGCTTACGCCACAGTTAAGGCGCAACTCGTTGTCCTCCCACTCTTCCTCGATCTGGCTAACAGCCATGCCAATGTAGCGCACAACGTGGCTAACATAGCTAATATCAACAGTGTAATAATCGGGATCAGCGGTTTTGCTAAAAGTATAAGGGTTAGTGTACGGGCCACTGCCAGTCTCGGTGCCGCGTGTCATAAACATATCCATAATGTAGGCACAGGTGTTAGGCTCGCCCTCAACAGTAATACTGCCAGTGTGCTCGCGCAACCCGCGCAAGGTGCTGCGGTTGCCAAACTTGTTGCCAACTATGGGGTTTTGCTTTTGGAAGTTTGGGTTTGTGTTAATATCGGCAGCATAAATAGGCAAATAAACATCAGGGGTAACAGCAACTAATTTACTGGCTTGTACTTTTACGGCCATATAGCCTAGGTTTGCGTGTCGTTCCATGGTTTATTGCTCCTTGTCGTCGGCACTTTTGGGGGCCGCCTTTTTGTCCTTAGTAGCTGTGCTATCTTTCTCAAGCTCAAAATTGGGGTTGCTAATTGGCTGGTCAACTGTAATAGTGGCGCCGGCCTCTACAAAGCCAACGTCCATAAGTGTTTGGTCTACCCCTGATATATTACGGTAGGTAAGCTTTTTAGCGTTACTCATATTTGCATTATATCACTACCTGTCTATGGTAAGTCAAGGTTTATGTGCGGTTGGGCACAGCAATGAGCTCGCGGCCCGTCAAACGTATGTGCGCCTCGCTGGTAACAATAAACTCACTATTGCCCTGCACGCTTGGCCGGCGGCTATTGCCAAACTGTACTTGCGCGGTTTGATCGCTGGCCCTGCCGTCCATGGTAAAGTTGTTGCGCAGTACGCCCATAATGCTTTCGTCAATGTATTGCCTGGTGGTAGCATCGCGTGCAAAGATCATCCGCTCAAGTTTCTTTTTTGTAGGCACCTCAATAATATCAGCCGCATGGCCCTCGGTGCCGCTGCGCCCAAAGTCGTCTGTTTTATTTAGCAGCACCTTAATAATAATAGTGTGGTTCCATTTATCGTGCCTGGTAGGCGCTAACACGGGCGCGCTACTCTCCCACTCAACAATAAGCGCTGGCAAATGGCTCATGCCAATAACCACTGGCTCGCCGTCGTAGTAAGCCTTAAACATGGCGCCAAGGTTAGCGCGCAAGGTGTTTAATATAACCCGCGGTAAGTATACGTAAAGCTCCGGTTCGCTAGCCATTATGCAACCCTCACTTTTTTAGCCAACTCTTTTTGCAACTCATCAACCGCTGCTTTTTTGCGATCATCGTTTAACGCCATAATAACACGCTGTGGTACGCCCAACCCCTTTTGGTGTTTCTCAAAATAGTCAACCCTGTTAAATAGGCGCACGCTGTTAGTATTACTAACAAACTCAAACCCTTGGCTAAGTGTACCCTCGCGTATAAGTATCGGCCGGCCAGGGTAATGATCGGCTTTCCAGGTTTTATACTTTGGGTTTAGTGCCGGCCATGGCTTGCCATAAACGCTACCGCGGCTAGCAAACGGCACACTGCTATACCAGTCAACAAAAGCCTGGCCAATAGCAGCAAACGCATCCTGCCAGTCCATAAGCTGGCTCTCAAGCCTATGCAGCTTGCCGGTTAGTTGGCTTAAGCCGGTAACGTCAATAGTATATTGCACCATATTAAAACCTCATGCTGGCCCTAAACTTGCGTGGCGCGCCGCCATCCTCGGGCTCGGCATCCTCGGTTGTGCTGTTGGGCCAACCGGTAACACGCTGGGTAGTAGCGGTTGTTGTGCCGTCTACATCATCAACCAGCTGCAAGGTGCCGTTTAATACTTGCTGTAGTAAGCCTGGATTATCGGGATCGGTGCGCATAACCTCATCAATTTTAGCCTGGCCATCGGCGTTAGTACCAACCGCACCCTCGCCAAACTCGCGCTTAAGTATGTAGCCAGCAGCCAGCAGTATGGTCATGCGCTCAAGCACGCCTGGTACCGGCGCTGTAAATGGTACTGTGTAGGTGCCCTTAAGGGCGCTGTTTATAACGCTTTGGGCGCGCGTACGCTGGCCAGCAATGTAAGCTTCGCTAATATACTGGTTGCCCTCAATGCCAGCCTCCTCTTGTATATCAAGGATCGTGCAGTAATCGTTGGGGCTACCGCCGCGCACAGCCTCACTCTCGGCAATATCAGTCTCGGCGCTGGTCTGGCTGTTAATGTAGGTATATTTATACCAATAGCCGCTACCACCAGTGGCGTCGTTATAGCGCGTGCTTAGGTTGTCGTAATCAATATCAAGAGGGCTGCCAAGCGTACTAAAGTCGCCATCGTCTGGTACAGTCCCATCCACGTTAGCAGCACGGTAAACCTGTATTTTATTGGCGGCCAGTATAGTTACATCATCGTATTTATTGTGGGCGCGGTCTAATGCCGCAACCGTGGCCGCTACACCGCTTAAAGCAGTAATAAGCCTAAGCTCGGTATTTTCTTGGGCCGGCGCACCGATCAATAAGTATAAGTTTACGGCTGCACTTTGGGCGTTTTTAAGCGTAACGCCTACGGCCGCGGCCGCGGCATCAGCGTTAAGGTAGGTCTTCTCTACTGCATTGCTGGGGCCAAAGTTGTTTAGCTTAAGTATTACTGACATGTTATTGCCTCCTATCGTCTAGTATAGTCTCGTTGTCCTTTTGCTGCAATTGCTGTGTTTGGTCTTTTTGGCCAATGGCAGTTAGGTTATCGCGCTGGCTTAGGCCGATAACAGGGCCGGTTACAATGTGGCCAATAACTAGCACTATGCCCTCAACGGTATGTCCGTGCAGGGTATCGGCCACAACAATGGTATTAGCCTGTACTAGATCAAGGTTGTCGGTAAGCAGCGCATGCAGGGCGTCTTGCATGGTTAGCAGGCTTGCCACTGTAAGCACTAGGTTATCAACGCTGTGGCCGTGCGTAGCGTCTTGTACTGTTAGCGTAACAGCGCCAAGGTCAAGCACTATATTATCGGCAGTGTGGTCATGCAGGGCATCGTTTACTGCCAAAATGTTGTGTTGCACTAAGGCTAAGTTGTCGCAGGTATGGTCATGCAGGGCATCGTCTACAGCTAGCACGTTTTGCTGTACCAGCACGACATTATCAACCGTGTGGCCATGCGTGGCATCTTGTACCGCCAAAATGTTGTCTTGGGTTAGGGCCAGGTTATCAACAGTGTGTGCATGGCTAGCGTCATTAACAGCCAGGGTGTTTTGCTGTACAAGTGCCAGGTTATCAACAGTATGCCCGTGGGTAGCGTCCTGCACCGTAAGTGTTACATCGGTAATGGCTTTATAAACAATGCCATATTTTACGTTGCTTGCGGTTGGTGTGCCGCTGGGCGTGTGGATTACGTTTATAAGATCGTCCTCGTCTATAAGTACAGACCCGTTCCACTCGCCAATAGTCACGCCAGCACCACTGCCTGTGCCGGTAAGGGTAAAGCTAGCGCTTGTGCTACTACCGCCATTCCTAACAGCCACCGTCCGGCTTTTAGCGCTACCTGGCGCTACCGAGGCTACGCCATATAGTTTAGTAACCTCAATTTTGGAGCCTAGCGCCTGTACGTTAGCCTCCGTGGCGTTCCAGGCGCCACAACCATACCAGTTGTTGTACATATCCACGCTGTTTGAGACGTTGGCGTTGTTGCCCGATAGTAGTATGGCATTGCCTGGGGTGTCGGACACATACTCACAAGCAACCCTAATGGCACGAGCATTTGAGGGTGCGGTTGGTGTAGACGGGTCAAAGCGCCAATAAATAGTGTCGCCCTCGGCCACTGTTATTGTTGTGGCTGTGTACGACTGTATGGTGTTGTCTGTAAACGTCATTACCGCCGCCGTATCAACACCGTTTTTAACAAGTGTGGCGGTGTAACTACCGGCCGACAATGTGCCATTAAGGCTAGCATAAAAGTTTTGTAGCGTGCCGCCCTCGGGCATTACTTGGGTTGCACTTGCCGCTGTTGTGCCAAGGCCCGAGGTGTCCTGTACGCCCATATACCTAGCGGCGGTAGTAGATAGGTTGGCCGTAGCAGTGCTAAGTAGGTGCTGGTTATCGCTCCACTGGTCTAGCCGCCATTTTTGGGTTGCCGAGGTTGCTATTGCCGCCGAGCTCACATCCTCAAAAATGTTTACAGCGCTACCACTACTGCCATAGTTAAAAATGACCCAATTGATAGTATTGGCAACTACTGTATCACTAGCACCATGGGTTACTGATATTGCGCCGAATGGTGGCGATCTAAGGCTGGTGGTTTGGGACTCGCTGCCGCCTGGCGCCGTAGCTAATTGGTACTTAAAGTTGTTATACGAGCCATCGGCTGGCGCTATGCTTTGTAATAGCGACTCTGTGGCACTTTTTATGGTGGTGTTGTCAGCCATAAGCGCACTATAGCGATCAGCCGCCGGTCGGTTTACGCTACTGCCAACCATTATTGGGTACTTGTAACTAAATAGCTTTGCGTAGGTGGCGTAAATAGAGTATTGCCGATCGGTCTCATCGCTAAAGGTTATGCCGGTCGGGGCGTTGTCCGCAGAATAGGTAATGCTGTAGGTTTTGCTGGTTTTGCCACCGGTGCTGTCATACGCTATTGCAGCATCCGACCCATATACTTGCGTGCTGGTACCCCAAAATGCCAATATATAATCTTGTGCCGCTAGGTCGTAGGCTGTTGGATCATCAAGTAATTGGGTACGCCACGCGACACCTATATCGGTGCCGCTTTCCTCTACCATGTGTGCCAGCAAGTTGCCGCTGGTGTCGTACAGTAGACCCTCTATTGAGTAGGTACTTGTAGTGCCGCTAAAGTAAGCCGACAAAGATATTAAATGGCCAGCCTCGCTAGCCGTTTGTACGGTGCCTTTAATGTTAGCCGTAATGTTAGCCGTGCTACCGCCATTCGTTGTATAGCCAAAAGTCGGGTCAATGGTAATCGGGTAGGCAGCTTGGTCTATAAACCACTGCGGCACCTCAATGGCTAGCTGGCTGGTGTCTATAAGATCATACTCCGCGTGCTCCTCAAGTAGGCCGTAGTTAGCAAAACTACAGGCCACGGTTAAGCCGTTAGCGTCGACTGCAAACGGCCGTAGCACCTCGCCAACCTTGCCCGTGCCATATTGGTTGTTGCGCTGGTCAGTGTGGTAAAACATTATAGCGCCCTCAACATCCAAGGGCCGCCGTATTTTTTGCAGAGCCATTAAGGCAAAGGGTACCGGCTTTTGCAGGGCCGCAGTACAGTTTTTTGGTATGTTGCCGGTAAAAGGTACTAAGTTGCTGGCCGGCTTATCTTTATAAACAATCTCTAGCTCTATGCCGTTCCTGTGTTGCCGCCTAAAATAACCGGCATCGCGCCGTTGGCCATTAGCCCGCCAACTAACCTCCTCGTGTAGCTGCTCAAGCTTTTGCCAGCGTACAGTCTCTTGTCTGTCGTAGGGCTGGTCAGTTATAGCTACGCCAAGCAAGGCGCTAAAGCGCTGCATTACCTCGCCAACAACATCGTGTGTAATATCAGGGTAAGCAAACTGCAAGCCATAAGCAAACTGGTCGCGTACGTCCTTATCAACGTCGGGGCGGTAAAAATCGTAAGCTTTATTGTAGCTACTGCCGATGTTTATGTAGGCATAAGTCCCGCCCTCCTGCTCCTGGGCACTAAAAAACTTTACCCAGCGTTTGCCATGCAGGTAATAAAGCTTTGCCCTGGTGTGGTGTCGCATGGTTTGTATGCCCCTGGCGTTAAGCACCTTTTCAATAGCCGTAGCCAGCATGTCAGCAACACCCGTAAGTGCTGTGCCATGGTACTGGATGTCAATGTTGTGTATGCCATCGTCCATATAGTAAGGGTTCACAACAGGGGTATACGGCGTATAAAAACGTACCTGCTTTAAGCGGTCGTAGCTAGGCAATGGTATGTCGCTGGGGTGGTAGGCGCTTTTGTCTTTATAATCAAAGTCTTTTACGTAGCCCTGGTCGTCTACGTCCATGTGCCAGCCAGCCGGCATAAGGTCAAAAGTTGCCATAGTGGGCTCGGCTACAACGTAGTGTGCTAATAGCATGGTGCCAGCCTGGCCAATTTGGTTAAACATCTCATACTCTGCCGTGGCTTGCACGCCGGCCCAATGATCGCCCTTAGCCACCCGCCTTATGGCTGCTAACGGTACCGGTGCTTGCGCCCTGGTTGGGTATATACGGCTAGTAGTATTAGCATCGTGTTGGGCCTCTACAACGTCGCCGTCAATAGTAGGCGTTACCGCACCGCCAAAGCGCAAGCTAAAGTTAGCCTCGTTATCCCACTTTTGCAGCTTAATTTGCTGGTATTGCTGTACTTGTTTATCGTCGCCAACAATAGCCTCCAAGTGTGGCTCAACCTCTGCGTCCTTTAATGTGGTATCGTTAATTTCAATCATTTGCCATGCCGCCTCTGTTGCCTAGTGTACCATTTTAAGATGTTGTTAAACTGCCCAGGTGTAAGGTCGGGCCAATATAGCGGTTCAAAATATAGCTCGGCATAAGCCGCCTCTTGCAGCATAAAGTTACTTAACCTCTGTTGCCCGCCTGTACGGATCACCAAATCAAGGTCAGGCTTAAAGCGTACGCCGTTTTGTATGGCCCACAAACCGCCATAGTTAATGCACAGATTAAGCACGTAGGGGCCGTTATTTGCCGTTTTACTTTGCAAGCCGGCTAATATGCCATTTAAGGTTGCTGGCAGCTGTGTGGCGTTGCCTGTGTGTACCACGCGCACGTTTAATTGCTCTAGCAACTGGCTATGCTGTGTTAGCCAATAGCCAATAGTTGCAAATATATCAGCCACCTCCTGCACGTTGCGGCCCCAATTTTCCGTACTAAAGCAAAAAGCGCTAAGCTGGGTAACGCCGTTAGCATAGGCGTGTCTGGCTATAGTAAATAAGTTATTAAACCCAGCACTGTGGCCCTCGGCTACGCTAAGGCCGCGATCCTTTGCCCACCGCCGGTTGCCGTCAAGTATTACGCCTACGTGCATGCGGCCCCCTAGCTAGGGTCGGCCACTTCAATATCAAAAGCTGGTATCGTTACCGTGCCGCCACTGGTTAGCGCCTGCGATGTGCAGGTTGTTACGTATAATAGTTTGCTGTTAGTAACATCTAATAAAGCTACGTGTTGGGCTGTACCGCTGGTATCAATAGCTATAGACGCCTGCTGTGCCACTGTTAGTTTGCGACCGCTAACATCGCCGTTAGCAAGGCTAAAATCACCACCGCCAACACCGGCCGTAACTGTAACATCTGCCAAGGCATAGGTGCTATTGCCCTCGGCATACGTGGTTGGCTGTGTGCTACAAACTGTTATCCTGGTGCAGTTATCAGCAACATAGTTAAGCAATGCGTCCAAAACATCATCGTGTGCAGCTTTAGCCATTACTTAGCCTCCCCAATACTGGTAGCGCCTTGGCCTATTTTGCCAGGCTGTACCACAAGTGTTACGTTTTTAGGTGCCGCCATAATTAGCCCCTCTCAATCAGTAATACGTAATCAATATCGGTGTCAACGTCTTGGGCTACATCGGTTGTAAGCGTAAGGCTGTGTACGCCAGCTAGCGGTATACCCATTGGCAGGTAGGTTGCGGCATCGCTGGCCAGGTCGTCGTAATAAGCGTATGTAGCACTCTCGGCTAGGTTACTTTTAGTAAATAGCACGTTGCCGTCAGCATCTTTAAGATCAACATCTAGCGTACCGGTAGCCTTTAGGTCGGGCACTACAACTATAATGCCGCGCAAAATGCCGTTAAGGTCGCCCAGGCTTTGTATGATCTGGTCGGCGTCGGTAGCCACAACAATAGTAGCTGTGCCAGCTACCCGTTGCATCCTGCGCGCAAACCTAGTCATGTTTAGCCCTCGCTATCCTTGCCAGCCTCTTGCTGGGCAGTTAAAAAGTCAACTTTGCTAATTGGTTTGTTGTTTTTGCTGTAGTAAGGTCGGCCGTCTTTGCCGGTGCCGCGCTTAAAGTTATCATCACCAAGCGTAAAGCTAAAGCTATCAGCTTGCGGGTCGTCGGCTACTGGCGTGCTGTCCTCGGCCTTTTTTGGGGCCTCTGCTGGCTTTTTGGGCGCACTATCGCCCTTTGCCTTAGCTGCGGCTTTATCGGCCTTAGCCTGGCGCTCCTGCGCCTTTTCGGTAACGGTCTTGCGGGTGCCGCCCTTGGCGTTAGCCAATAGAGCCTCTTTTACCTGGCTGGGTTTGCGTACGATCTTCTCGCCGGTGCTGGCAGCATCGGTAGCACGGGCCTTAGTAGCCTCGCCGCTATCAATAAGCTGTTGTGCTTGTTTGTCAGTTAGGCCGTCTATAACGTCGCCTGCGTTAAATAGTTCGCCGTCGTGTTTTATGCGTGATAATGCTTTTACTTTTGCCATGGTGGTTACTCCTTTGACTTATTGTTGGTGCCGTTTACTTTAGCAATTATATCACTATCGCCAAAATCAATAAAGTCTTGTATTTGCAAGGCCATTTCGCGCTGTCCAATAAACTGGTTTAGCACCGCCTGCTGTTTGGCTATTTGCTGGTCAAGGTACTGTACATGCTTAGCAATACGCTCACGCGTCTGCTCTACTGTAGGTGTGGTATTGGTGGTACCTTTTTTGCGTCGCATAGTGCTAGTTGGTTTAGCTGTCAGCGTATAGCTGGATGTGGTATAGCGTGCCGCCTACCTTTACTTTAAGTGTGCCGCTTTTAGCATTGGCTGTCTTGTCGCTGTTGCTGGTCATGCCGTGCGTACCCAGGGCTGCGCCAAGCTTTAATAAGTGTGTCCAATCAGTTGCGCCCTCGTTGTCGTCAATATCAACCCCTACGCTGTCGCCAGTAACTGTAGCTGCAACCTCGTGGCGCAATCTAATGCCCACAACATCGCCGCTAATAGTACCGGTGCCGGTAGCACCTAGGTAAATGTTTGCCCCTCGCAAGTCGCCGCTGTTATCGCCAGCGCCGCTTTTCATCTCGGCGTCAATGCCAACACCGTTTACGCCCGCAACGTCAACGCCCGCAGCTGCACGTGGCTTAAACTGCGCACCAAATACCTCACCAGTGGTAGTAACTGCCTGGTTAGGTGTGGTTTGAAAACCAATGGTATCGCCGGTAGTATTCTTAAAGTCTTTACTGTTAATTTTAACAGTGTTGTTGCCAAAAGCCTTTATGATGTTTACTACGTAGGTTCGTAGGTTCTTACGGAGTAATCCCATTGCTAGGCTCCTCTCTACGCTACCGCGTTTTTACGTAGTGATACTGCGCCCACTGCTATTACTTTTTGCTCGTAGTAGTCTTTAACTTTTAGCCACTCGCCAATGTCTGGTTCGTCAGGGTCGCGGAATGGTGGCAGTGCCACAACGCCGTCAGTAAGTTGTAGGTGGTAGCCTGCGCTAGCCTCCTCGGTAGTTGGGCTTGGGTTAGGGTTAATGTACATTACCCAAACGTGCTTGCCCCAGATGTCGCCGCGTGTATTAGTCTGGCCCTCTGCGCTAGTTACTTTTTGGTTGTCAAGTATAACTACTCGGTCAACCTCAAGCCAGTCAGCCAACAGCTCTGGTGTAAACCGGCCGCCGCCCTGTGCTTTTAGTAACTCAATGGTGTCGGGGTGGTACTTAAGCTTTTTCCAAACCGCAATGCCCATGGCAATTGTGTTTGCCTTTTGCATGCTGCCGGTGCGTACTTCCTCAATTTGTTCCTCAAGTTCGCCGTAAGGATCGCTGTTAGTGTAATCACTAAACTGGTCGTTACCGCTAAGCGTTGCGCTTTGTGTAATAACACCAGTGTCGCTAAGCGTAGTAGCCAAAGCTACTTCCTTGTTTACCAGCATGCGGTGGCGCAAGCGCTCTGCCCGTGCAGTTTCAAGGTTGTTAATATCGCTGTGATCAATAAGGTCTTGCTCAATAAAGGTTTTAAGGCTGTGCTCTTTAAGCGGCCCGTAAGCAGTCTTTACAGCCTCATCATCAACTACTTTACTTTGTGCGCGGCCAGTACGTAGGTCGTCCTCGCTGCGTAGGTTTGCTTGATCCCAAACAAAGTAGTAGCCAGTTCGCTTGTCAACTTGGACAGTAGGGAATAATACCTCGGCGTAAAAAGCTGGGTTTTTGTAACCAACAACGATGTCGGTTAGGATTGGGTCGGCGTATACGTTTGATTTCAACATGTTTTTACTCCCTAGCTCGCTGGTGGTATTACGTTATCACTTGGTCGGAACTCTACAATGTCGCCACTGGCTGCGTTAGCATCGCCTGTGTAGTAGCCCAAAACTTGGTCATCCTCGGTAGTAGTAGCTACGGCCTTACCGTTGCCATCGCTGGTCAATGCACAACCTGGTGTAAGTGTGCCACCGGCTATAACTTTAGCTGTGCCGCCATAGTTACGGGTAACAATCTCTGCAACATCGCCACTAACTGGTGCGTTTTGTAGCGCGCCAAGGTGGTTGTCGCTACCGGCTGCGCTTAAAACAACCTGGCCGGCTGTACTGTGTCTTTTAACAATGTAATACTGCTTAGCGCTAAGATCAGCACCAGCTGTTAGTACAAGTCGTCCGTCGTTTCGTGTAGTTGCCATGGTTATTTTTCCCCAGCCCTTTCCGTGTTGTAGCGCTCTTTAAGGTCGCTATCACTAGCTAAAACTTTACGGACAGCTGCGGCCATTGTCAAGCCTTTTCCAGCTTTTTCATCAGCCATCAAAGCCTCTGCCTTTTGTTTAACCTCGGCTGCGGCTGTACCAATGGCGCTTGCGCCACCGTCACCGTCTTGGCTAAACATCTTAAGGCTAGGCATCTTGCCAACAATCTCATTAAACTGCTTGCGCTGTTTTTCGTCTAAACCGTGGTAAAAGTCAACAACAGTGTCTTTAGCTGCAATAGGTAGCTTGCCGCCGTCCTTTTCATTGAAAAGCAAACTCGCAACGTGCTCTTCACTGGCTTTGCGGCTTAACTGCTCGTGGGCCTGTTCGCCCTTAGCTGCCTTAGCTTTAAGGTCTGCCAACTCACTGGCTTTAATAGCAACGGTCTTTTCACTAGCTTGTGTGCCCTCGTCGCCGTCATCGTCGCCAGCGTCATCATCAGCACCATCATCGTTGTTGTCGTCGCCAGCGTCGTCGCCGCTGTCGTCATCAGAACTGCCGTCATCGTCGCCGCCCTCGGCCTCTAAAACGCCAGCCTCGGTTAAGCTGGTTACTTGTTCGTCGGTTAGGTCTGCTTTGTTTTCAACAATAAAAGCCTTTTCCTCTGCGGTTAGGTCTTCGGTTTTCTTGGCTAGTAGTTCTGCTAAGTTCATATCGTTGTGTTCCTCGCTTAAGTACAATATATTCTGCGCGCTATTTGCTGTCAAGCTTTTTTTATCTTTTTGTACATTATCACTGGCAGCAACAGCCGTCAAGTTCTTAAATAAAGGCCGGTTAGTCAGGCCACCGCCAATAAGTACGTTGTTCAAAAATACGCCGGCGTTTTCTGGATCCTCATAATCTTCGTCCGCAAACTCGGGGCTAAAGAACCTAAACTCACGGTCTTTAATAAGCTGCTCGCCTTTGGGCGTCCAAGTAACACTACCCCACAGGCTAAAGCCGCCGTTAGTGTTGCTGCGGATCTCGAAGCCTTGTTCGCCAATCCAACCAACAGCACCGCCATTAGTCATGTGCTCAAGGTCAATAGGCAAGCCTTTGCGTACACCAGCCTCGGCGTTCTTTTTATACTCCTCTAAGTTTTCGCGGGTAATAACAAAGTGCCCGTGGTATGGTGTGTTCCACTCACCGGTTTGCAAAAGCTCAATCTCGGACGGCGCGCTGCCATCCTCGGCTGCTTGTATGGTAATAATGCGTCTAAACGTCTTAAGCATGTGCTGGCTCCATAAGGTAATAATATCACAACTATTTATAAATCAAGTAGTGCGTAGTCCGGCAGCGTACGTGGAACCCTGGGGCGTCTTTACTACCGCCACCGGCAGCATCCCACGTAAACGGGCTGTCAATAGGTGCGGCGTTTTTGGGGCTGCCATACTTGCTGGCTAGTTGTAGGCATATAGGGCTAGTGCGCTCATCAATAACCGCATCAATAACCTTGCCCTTGGCGCCGGTGTTTTTGCCAAAGGTTAGTGTGCCTTGGCCCCAGCTATTAACAGACTCGGTGCGGGCAATGGTAGTAGCCCTGGCTGGGTTATCAACCAGTTTGTTAATACGCTTACTTGCCGCCGCCAAGTCCTCGCCCAGCTGTATGCTGGTTTGTAGGCTGCTTTGCATGGCCTTGCGTGTAGCGTTGGTAATCTCGGTAACTAGCCGGCTACTATAGCGCCTAGCCTCAAGCTCAACCGTGCTCTGCAATGTAAGCTCATCAATGGGTATGTTGTAAATGGTACTACTAGCATCAATGCCCAAGCGCTCAATATCGTAAATGTGGCTGTAAATAACATTAAGCAATACCTTGTTTTCCTCGGTAATAAGCTTAGCATCGGCGCTAATAACGATCTCGGCCGCCTGCCGGTTGGGCCTAGCTTGGCGCTCATACTCCTGCCAGTTAATCCAAGCGTCTACGCGGTTATTGGCCAAGTCCTTAAAGTAACTAGCCATGGCGCGATCAAACGCTGCCTCGGCCTTTATAAAGCGCTCAAAGCTGGCCTCATCTTTAAGTATGGTATCGGGCCAAGCCTCGCCCTCGGCGGCCCGTATATACATGCTAAGCTCGGCATCTAACTGCAAAGCTGCTGCCTGCTGTTGTTTACTTAGCTTTGCCATTTGCAAGGCCCCTTAGCCGATCACGCATGGTGCGCGCCTGCTTGATAAGCTCTGCGGCGCCTAAGTCCTCGCTGGCCTGCGTATTATCGGCCGGCTGGCCAGGTGCTTGTGGGTTTACGGCTGGGTTTTTGCGCAATGCCCGTACTTGGTCGTAGTTGTCGATCATTTCCTGCGTTAATGGCGGCAAGTGCAAGAACTTACGTATGTAATCCTCAACATCGGGGTCGGGTGTAAGCCCACCGCTAGTAAACAGTTTGTTAAGCGCCTCGCTAAATACCTGTACAGCATCGCTGCCTATGCGCCCATAGGTTACTTTGGGGTACTCGGTAGGCGTAAGCCCGTTAAGCTCACACAAGTTGCGTACAACGGTTTGGTTAATAGGCTCGGCAAACTCTTTGGCTATAGCCTCCTCGCTGGCAAAAAACAAGTCAAGTTGGTTATCGCTGGCACTAAAGCTGCCGCTACTGCCCTGGCTGCCAATATCCAAAAACTGGCTTAGTACGCTTTGTAGTATTTGCCGGTTGTGGTACTGCATGCTAGGTGTAATGTCGCGTGTGGTGCGGGCTTTCATATCCATAAACTCAAAGCTAAAGCCCTCAACCTCCTCGATAAAGTTTTCCTCGTTGGCCCGCTGCTCCCTGGCAATCTCGCGCGCCTCCTCTTTGTCGTCCTCTTTGGCCGTAGCCGGTGTACGTATTTTAAGCACACCCAAGCCCTGTTTTTCGTGGGCCATAGCATCAATAAGCTCAAGCTCTTTTTTAATGTACCAGTGCTTGTATGCGGCCCGCAGTAAGCTAGTACCCTCGTAGTTGTCGCCCTCCTGCTCAAAGGTAAAGCGGGTTAGCTTAATGTCGGGGATCTCGGCCTTGCCGCCGGTTTGTAGCTGTTGGGTAATGCCAGGCTCACCGGTACTTTCCATGCACCACTTAAGCAGGCTGGTTTGTTTCCTAAAGCCCAGATCTTTAAGTACGACAAACTGCCGGCCATCAATGTTGCCAACCTCATAAACCTGCTCAAACAAGCTAAAGCCAAACGGCAAAAAGGTTAATGCCTGTCTTGCAAAGTCGTCCCAGCTAAGGTTGCTAAATAAACTGTGCTCAACTATTTGGGCGGCCAACATGTCCTGCGGATCGTCGCTAGCCGGTTGCACCGACCACGGCGCGCCCAGTATTGGCAGCATAACTGCCATAAGCGCGGCCCGTACGGTACCGTCGCTGCGCCGCATTTCGTTAAAAGTCTCAATACCGCGCTTGCCCTCTAAAGCTTTGTTGTACTCCTCGCGGCTAATAACACCGTTTTGTATTAGCACACCGCTTTTGCCTATTTTGGTAAAAAACTGATCGCGGTAGAGTGCTAGCTGCTGCTCACGTGTAAGCTGTT